TTCTGGTTATGGACTTGGCGAATTAACCAAAGGTATGAAAAAAGGATTGGAGATTGGTTGTTCTGAGGCACACACCTCAAAGTTTCTTTTAGACACCAATCCAGAATTGACACTATATTCAATTGACCCGTATGTTGCTTACACAGATTGGAACGGTAATGTATTGAATGACCGAGAAGAATTCTTTCAACGTGTGACTAAAGAGATGACAGTTTACGGTGACAGATTCGTTTTGATTAGGGATTTCTCAGACAATGTTGTTGACCGTTTTAAAGATGGTGAATTCGATTTCATCTTTATTGATGGTTTACATACTTACGAACAACTTACAAAAGATTGTCACAACTATTATCCAAAAGTTAAAAAAGGTGGTATATTCTCTGGCCATGACTATCAAACTATTCCTGGTGTCAATAAAGCCGTTTGTGAATTTGCACCAACCAAAACAGACAAGGTTCTGACAACTGAATGTGATGTTTGGTATTGGTACAAATGAAATCAATTTTTATAGTAACATCTTGTTTGATACCTGCAATTGGTGTCTTTAGTCCAGAAGAACGTCTGAAACAAACACTAGAAACTGTTGATTCTATTAGAAAAAAATCTCCAGATTCATTCATCGTACTTTCCGATGTATCAATACAATCATTGACAGACAAGTATTCAGAACTTGTTTCTAAGGTTGACTTATTCTTAAATTTGAATCAGGTTGATTTTTTATTACACTTTACCAAAAACGGAATGAAAAGCCAAGGTGAATGTGCAATGATGCATGTTGTATTAGACTATCTAAAACAGAATTCGGATTTATTAGAAGGTGTTGACCGTATATTTAAAATAACTGGTCGCCTACAACTTGATGATGGTTTCGATATTAGTCAATATGATGGATTGAATGGTAAATATGTATTCAAAGAACGCATACCAACATGGATGAGTGAACCTGTTCACGGAGCAACTCATGTTTTTGATACTCGTTTGTGGTCAATGTGTACTTCTCTGGTAGATACACACCAGCTAGTGTTACAGGAAGTCTTTCCTTTATTAGGTCCTTTAGACTTGGAACACGCATATTACAGTATTATAGATAAAGAAAAAGTAGTAGAATTTGACCGAGTTCATTGCAAGGGTCAAGTGGCATCAACAGGTGAATGGAAATTCGACTGATTTTGAGTACTATATATCGAACCCAATATTTGACAGATTTATGAATCTGTGATATAATCCATTATAAATAACCCTACGGACAACCAAAGTGTGTTGTAATTCAATAGGTAGACAATGTTATCATTCAAAACTTTTTTAACAGAGCAAGAGGATCCTGAAGAAGGCGCCAGCCGTCAGATTAAACACCTGACCCATGTGGAAGACCGACCTCTACAAACTGGTGAAAAAGGTGCTGCACATGCTATCAAGTCATTATCAGCTGCAGCAGAACACATTAAGGCAGGCAATAAAACCTCCGAACTAACGACAAAATATGATGGTTCACCAGCACTTGTTTATGGCCATCATCCAAAGACAGGTAAATTCTTTGTTGCATCCAAGTCTGCTTTCAACAAAACACCAAAGATTAATTACACACCAAAAGACGTAGATATGAACCACGGTCATGCACCTGGTCTTGCTGCAAAATTAAAAGATGCATTAACACATTTACCTAAGATTGCACCAAAACAAGGTGTATATCAAGGTGACATGATGTTCGGTACCGACAAAGAAGATAAGAAAAGTGAAAAGGGTGGTGGAACATCCTTTCATCCTAATCCATCCGGTCTAACATATACTGCTCACGGAACACATGAAGGCTCAGTTAAGAAGGCGAAGATTGGTGTTGTAACACATCTATCATATCATGGTAAAGATGCAGCCAGTCTAAATGCATCACATGAAGTTGACCACGAAAACTTCAACAAACATTCAGATGTATTCTCTGTCGATCCAAGAATGGACACATCAAAAGTACATTTTAGTCCGGAAGAACAAAAGAAATTCAGTAAACATATTGCAGATGCACAAGCAGTCCATGATACACATGGTGATGATATGTATGCTGGTTCAAGCGCACACCACGGCATCGGCGGCGCCTTAGAGACATATATGAATCATACTGTTCGCACAGGCGAAGAAGCAAATCACAAGAACTTTAAGAATTGGTTAGAAACCAAAAAGAACAAAGACATTGACAAACTCAAAGTCGAGAAGAATAAGAAAGCCAAACAAGCAGACCTAAAAGATGAGTTAGGTAAGATTGAACGAAACAAGAAACACTACAACAATCTTTTCAAAATGCATGGTCACTTGCAGGCAGCTAAAGATACACTCATTGGTGTTATGAATCAACACCAAGAATTCCAACACACACACGGCGGCGAATCTGCGAATCCTGAAGGATATGTTTTCCATCACGGCAAAGAATCTGATAAATTCGTTAATCGTGCGGAATTCTCACGTAGAAATTTTGCTGGAATAAGAAACATATGAAAAAGTTTTTAGAAAAATTACACGAAGATGCACAGACCCACACACCTGTGGTTATGGCATTTGGTCGAATGAACCCACCAACTATTGGTCACGAAAAACTGGTCAATAGAGTCACACAGTTGGCCAAAGATTATAAAGCACCACACCACATTATTGTGTCACATTCTATGGATGCAAAGAAGAATCCATTGGAACTTGCAAGTAAAATTAAACACGCAAAGAGATTCTTTCCAGGTGCGAACATAACTGGTTCAAGTAAAGAGAAACCAACATTCTTACAACATGCAGCTGCACTACATGCGGCTGGACATGACCACTTGGTGATGGTTGCTGGTTCAGACCGTATTCCAGAATATGAACAAAAGTTAAATCAATATAATGGTGAAGGTCCAGGTAAATTATTCAACTTCAAAAAGATTGAAGTGAAGTCTGCTGGTCAACGTGATCCAGATGCCGAAGGTGCAGAAGGTATGTCAGCATCCAAAATGCGTGAACATGCAAAGAGTGGAGATTTCAATTCTTTCCGCCAAGGTGTTCCATCACACGTTCCAGATAATCACGCTAGAGCATTGTTTCGTGATGTTCGTAAAGGCATGGGATTGAATGAAGATTTCAACCGTGGTCTGTTTAAAGCCATCTTTGTGACTGGCGGACCTGGTTCAGGTAAAGACATTATCATCCGTGAAGCGATTGCAGAATCAAAAGCAGTCGAGTTAAATTCTGTGCAAGCATTTGACTTATTGATGGACAAACAAAAGTTGTCTGAAAAAACAAATGACTACCGTAGAGAAGCAATTCGCAACCGTGGTCCACTAATCATCAATGGTCCTGCTGACGACCACACAAGAATGATTACCATTAGAGAAGAACTAGAAGAATTTGGTTATGAAACCGCTATGGTGTTTGTTGATACAACCAACGAAGCCAGTAAAGAACGTAATGAGAAGTTGAACAAATCAATTTCCGAATCAATCAGATATGATAAGTGGCAACTTGCACAAACTTCAAAAGAAGCATATCGCCAGAATTTTTCCAATTTTATAAATTTCAATAATAGTTCCACTTTCGAAGAAATTCAAGAGGATATTACTGACACTTACGGAGAAATAAATAGGTTCATCGAGGACAAAAATTACAATGAAATTGCGTTCTCTTGGTTGGAAAGTCGTGGTAAAATTAGTATCACATCATTATTTAAGGAAAATGAAAATGTTAAGAAAAATTCTAGATTTTTTGAAAGTTACAAAACCAAGCGCACCAGCGGCACCAGTGGAAGTCCAAGTCTCAACACCGGAACCGGTCCAAGAGCAGAAGGTCCAGGAAGTGAACTCCCAGATAATCGTGCAGGAGACAGTAACGCCGACAACATCAAGTGGGACGGAAACAAAAAACGTGGCGGATACACCTTCAGAACCTACACCGAAGAAAGTCCCAGCCTCAAAGTCAACCCAATCCCCAAAGAAAACAACTTCTCCAAGGACAAAGAAAAAGTAAAGCGTAATCGTTTTACTGATGCACCAACTGTCAATCAACGTATGAGAAATATTACAACAGTTGGTCCAGAATTTGATACACGCCAACAGGGAACAGTATACCCTATGTCTGGTCTAGGCGATGTAACATATAGAGAGTCTTACAATAATCCAGCTGATACCGAAATGGGTGTTAGTGGTGTTTTGGGTGGTGCAACAAATAAGGAACCTATGGAAAATCCAAGAGACAAGTTTGGTTCAAGTTCTCTAAAG